TATGGGATGGTGTAATTGATTTATTAACTGCACCGGTACAAGCAGTTGTAGATATATTAGATTCTGTTTTTAAAGACAAAGTAAAATGGATTAAAGATGCATGGAATGGACTTAAAGAGTGGTTTAAACATCCAATAACAGGTACTGTAAGTCTTATTAAAAACGGTGATTTAAGTGGAGTTAAGAAAGATGGTAGTAAAGCAGTGGGAGGCAGAATACCATATAATGGTTATATGGCTGAATTACATGAAGATGAACGTGTATTAACTAAGCAACAAACCAGAGAATGGGAACAAGGAAAAGGTAGTAATGGAATTAATATTAATATAGATAAGATGGAAGTTAGGAATGATTCAGATATAGAAAGAGTTGCAGAGGCTTTAGCAAGAAAATTAAATATATATCAAGCAAATTTAGCTTAAGAGGGTCACTCCCTCTTATTTTAGTTAGGAGGGAAGAAATGAGTAATTGGACAGAAGCATTAGAATTTTATTTAAAAACACCTTATGAAGTAATACAATTTCCAGTTGCTCCGCAAGAATTTACTGTGAATTTTCCAAGTTTAAATAAAACTATAAATGTATTAAACTTTGGAGAAGTACCAATTTTAGGAGCAAATTCTTTACGTACATGGACCATAAGTAGCTTTTTTCCAGCACAACATTA